AAGTAGTATAATATACTACTTTAATTATCTAGTCAACGAATTTAGAGTTATAAAGATGAAACTACAGCAGTAGGAGGAGTTACTGATACATTTGAACCAGTAGCATAATACAGCTGAGGAATACTAGTTAATGTACCGTTTGCTGGTTCATATGCATATCCGCCTGCGCCAGCGGCTGTATAAGAAAAAGTTGGAGTAAAAATTACCTGGGTAGAACCTGCATTTCTTCTAGCATATAAATCATATTGATTTGGAGAGTATTGATTGTCAGCGGCATCGACTAATTTTGTAAAAATTAATTGATTTGTAGTAGTTAAATTATACCATCCAATATTCTGTGGAGTTCCAGTACCTGTGTTTGTGGTAGTATTGGCACTCATTGTTATAATACCCATATTAGATAATAATGTGTACCAAGATCGATTGACAAGATAGCTAGTATCATTGGTATAATTTGTAAAACTAGCACTGAATTTAAAATTTCCGCCACTATTAAAATAAAAACGAGCAGCATCGGCTGATGCAAACGTAACAGTAACAGTATGACTAATTGTAGAAGCCCATGGACTAGTTCTAGTGGCTGGAGTAAAGTTTGCTAATGACCCTTGCGTAGCCGGCGGAATAGTCAGTCGATTACTAGTGGTAATATCGGCAAAAGTATTATAGGCAGCACGATCAACTTCTTTAATTGTTGTGCTAGTAGTAGGCAATACTAGTAATCCACTTTCATCATTTCCTGTTTGGTGTTGTCTTGCTTTAAGCAAATCATTTCTTAAATTATTCCACTGTGTAACTGTAATTTTATTGTTTCTAACAACTTGAGAACTAGTAACTGTTTGGCCGTAACCATAGTCGGCAGACCCCGTTCCTAAAATATTACTTATTTTTGATTGTATAGCATTATAATCTGTTGCTATAATCGATGTGCCAAAGCCTGCCATGTGTTATCCTTGATTTATAAAATTAAGCATTCTACAAGTTTAACACCTGCTTCGCTATTTGATTCTAATGCAACAGCAAATACGTCTGAAATGTTATTACCCATTGCGGCTTGTGCTGTACCGTTAAGTCCGGCTACCATACGTTGGCCTTTAATAACAGATCCGGTTACTTTAACTGGAACTCGCCCTTTTAAAGCTATGTAAACTCCGCCTTCTAGTTCACTGTTCATCATATATGCTGGTTTTTCAGATATTGGGCCAATTGCTCGAAATCCTACTTGGCAAGCAGTAACTTCTTTTTCGCCGCCTACCATTACAACAGTTCCTACCTCATATTCTCCATCAGCAAGATATTTTTCAGCCAAGTCAGCATAGTTAGCACTAGTTGCAACGCCTTGGAATACTACTGCATTTATATAGCCGTTGCTGTCTCGAGCTGCAATGGTATTAATACTAGAATCAGTACTAGCAGAACGATAATTTCCGTTAACACTTAATAAATCAGCTTTGTCAGCGGTTCCTTTGAATTTATCAGCATAAACTCTAGAAAATTGGAAATCTGAAGATCCAATATTGGATGATAATGTTACACTTGGTAACATATCCAATATTGTTGTAGCCGTTCGTCCGCTAAATTTAATATTAGTAGTAGTAGGAGTTCCAGAAATAGTCGTTTCAAAAACAATGTCTTTACCTTGTTGATTTTGAATAGTTGGAGTATTTTCAGCTCTATTCCAAATACGAAGTTGCGCTACTGATCCGGTGCCCACAATAAATCCTGCATGTGAAAAATTAACAGGATTAGTAAAAGTTGCATTATCTGTTTGAATAAAAGAGCTAGCTGATAATCCGCCAAGTCTTTCGCTATTTGTAGCTGTTCCCCAGAATCTATGACCAGTTTGTGTTTGTCCTAAATTGCTTACTCCGTCATCGTTAGTATAACACAGTGTTACACCCTGATGTATAGTTTGAAATCCATCAATTGGATTTACAGCATTTAGGGTAAAGTTTTCAGTACTGATTGTAAATATTGTGACATCATCATCAATGGCTTGAATAACTGCATGCGGATTTCCGCTTGTGTCTAGTAGACTAACTGATCGCATTTGTGTTACTGTTTGAGATCCGGCAACACCTTGCGGCCCAATAAGAGTATATGCTAAACCATCCCATGCATATAGCTGTTTATTAGATGTGTCAAACCAGAAATCTCCAACAGTTAGACCAGTTGGAGCAACAGAGCTAATTTCAGCGCCGCCTGTTGTACGAAATTTAACGCCATCATAAAATTTTAATTTACTAGAACTACTATCAAACCAGATTTGACCCGATATTGGGCGAGTTGGTGGGTTGTTCGATGCAAAATTTTCAAGTAAATATACAAAATTTTCATTTTGTACAGCACCGTAACCTGCATAATTTTTACCAATTAGTTTTAGATCAAGGGTCGCATCAATAGTTCCGTCTGCAACCACCGCAACTTGTGCTCCATTTGTTCTAGTTATAGTATATGACATCTCACTTGTTCCTTATTCTACAGTATTTATTCTATTTGTTAAGGCAAATTAGTTTGCCACTGCCATACTCCAGCTAGCAACTGGAACTGCCTTATTTGAGTAGGGCCGCCCACTTCAGTGACAACAATATTAGCTTTTGTATTAAATTCATGGTCTGCCGAGTCAAATACTATAGACAAATAATTTGTAGCTATTTGGTCATTTCTATAACCTAGCGGTACAGTTAAAGACAACGCTAACGGTGCAGATCTAACTTTAACATCTACGTATGTTTTATTTGTAGCATCTGTGTCAAGAATTGGATTATCCAACGACGATATACGATGTCCGCTTACATCTACAGTACCCGTTCCTTTAGGTGTTATCATAACATCACCGTTGGCTTGGCTTATATTGTTGTAATAAAGAATATTATCTTCTATCTTTAAGTTACCTGCTTGTACAGTAGTTAAATTACCCACGCTTGTTAGTCCTGGAGCACTTGTAATGTATACTCCTAGACTGCTACCTGTTAGTGCATCAAATCCGTCAATTTTAAATGATTTGCCCGCAGCCAAATTGATATTTTCTGAGCTTGTCCAGCTACCAGTTGCAGATAACCATGATATTGTCTTATCGCCATCTGTACCAGCTGCCAATGTAATGCCGCCAGCTTCAGCTGTGGTATTAGTAGGCAGGGCTGTTTTACCCAATACTATCATTTTATCTGTTATTTCTAGATTTGTAGTATTAATTGTAGTTGTTGCGCCTTCAACAATTAAATTTCCTCGTATCCTGGTATCACCGTTAACGTCAAGTGTCGCAGTTGGTAAGTTGGTATATATTCCAGTTTGTTTAGTTGTAGAATTGATAAAAAATGCAGTATCGAGACCTGTTCCGCTGAGCAAATTAATACCATAATTTTGATTGGAAGTATTTGATTTAATTTGAAAAATTGAAGTAGTGGCATTAAATTCAGTATTTGATCCTTCGCCTAATACTAAAGGAATTGGATTTTGAATGGTAATAGTGCCAGTTGTAGCAGAACTATCAGTTGTTGAAAGAAAGTTTGCGGCAGTTTTTCGAGTAATTCCATCAGCAGATAACAAATAATCTGCCTGTGTAACTGGACTATGAAGTTTAATATTAGAATATGTACCTGCATTAAATCCAGTATATACATCGCCAGAATATCCTGCAATTGAACTTGCAGGGGTAAACGTATCTTTACTCCAAATACCAATAGGTGTTCCAGCTATGCTAATTCGCAGAACAGTATGACTAACGCCCACCGAGTCAACTATATCTTCTGTATAAAAACCAGTAGTACCTTGTGCAGCCGTCCAGAGAGGGCCCGCAAGTTTTGTCGATGTACCGTCGTTAAAATAAAGTTGTTGACGTGTACTATCAATCCATATATCGCCAGCTGAAATACTGCTAGGTACAGATGGAGAAACAATTGTACCCCCACTAACTTTAAAAACAGTTCCATCGTAGACTTTTAATCTATTTTCACTAGTATCAAACCATAATTGGCCAGTAATTGGATGGTTAGGTTGAGCAGTGTTAGCAAAATTTTCTAACAACCAAACAAAATTATCATTTATATACGTGCCGTACCCGCTAGCATTTTTTCCAATTAAAGTAATATCTGTTACAGTTTGGTCAATGTCTCCGTCCACTAATTGCGTTAGTGTAGTTCCATCTGTTTTAATTATAGTATAACTCATTATAAGACACCAGTAAAGATTATATAATTTATAGTTGTGTACGGGTTCATGACATTAACCGCAGTTCCTAGTTGTCCAGCAATAACACTTCCACTATTAGGTAAACCAGATCCAGTACTTGCATTTGGAAGACCTAAACCTGGGACTGCACTTGTATCGCTTACTCCGCCTGGCAAACCTGCAGCATAATATTGTGCATTTGCACTGCTTAAATTATGCTTGTGATCTGGTAAGTTTGATATGGTTAGTGAAACTGCTTGTTTACCTGATCCTGTTCCTAGTAAGTCGGCAGTGACATCAGTAACTCGATTAGCGGCCGCTTCTGGTTGGCCGCTAATTTGTATTCCAGTATCTCCTTTACTTGGTACAACACCACCATTGTTCATATTATCGCGACCTAGTGGGAATCTTCCTCTAAAATCTGGTAATGCAAATGTTGCGTAACCCTGTAAAGATATAGCTGCTTTGTAAGTATATCCAATTACACTGTACAACACAGGATAATCAGCAGTTTTCACTTCGCTTCCGTCACACAATAAGTATCCAGTCGGAACTACATTACCTGCAAATGGAAATATTGCACCAACTGGTACAGTTGCCACATGTTTGAGGAATACATCTTTTGTCATTCTAGACAAATTAGAATTACCTACTCGATATATTAGCATTTGATCAGTAGCTAGTGAATCTGGTGTGGAGTCTTTATTACTAATAAAGTTTTGACTCAACGTAGTATTAAAAATTGCAGTACCGTAAGTAGTTTGTCCAGTAAAGCTAACAGGATCACTGGTAACATCCCCTGCAAGACTAAACACCGTTGGGCTGGCTAAACGTGCAGCTGATCCGCTAATGCTACCTTCTAAAGTTCCTGTAAATGTTCCTGTAAAATTTCCAACAAATGACTGTGCGTAAATATTTCTAAATGATTTGGCAGCAGATCCAATATCATAAATGTTAGTAGTATTTGGTAATAATGCTGACCCTGTTTTTGGAAGATTTGTAGTACTATCTAGCCAATTTAAATATAATTGGCCGTTTACAGTAACATCGTCACCTAATGTAGTTTTTTTACCGACTGCAAGTCCGCCTGCTGTAATAATACTGCCAGTAGTCGACGATTCTGAATCGTCTTCTGATGTAACATTTAATCCGCCGCTACTAGTAATAAGACCAGAAACGTCCAGCGTTGATGCAGGAGAAGTATTGTTTGTACCAATTCCTACTCTTGAATTTGCACCAAGGTGCAATACTGTAACAGGAATATTATTATCGTTTAATCTAAAACTAACGCTATTCCCACTAGCTTTAGAATATAATACAGTACTGGTACCGTCTGATCCTGTTCCAATATTAAAATTTAAATTACTACCAACAGTGATGCCGCCATCTGCACGTATACTTATTGGATAGTTAGTAACACTTGATATATCTGTTCTTAAAAAATTTGCAGCCGGTACTATAGTAGTTCCTACCAATAAAGCATCTGCTTTTTCTGCTGTTCCCCAGATTCTAGATAACGAATCAGTATTTGTTGAATCCGTTGAACTGAGGTTAAATCCTTGATTAATTATTGCAAAGCCTGTAACTGTTGATTTTGGCGTAAATGTTTCTTTACTAATGATTGCCAACTGATAATCATTTGCATATAAACTAATAACACTGTGCGACACATTATTTGTGTCAACAATAGTATTAACAACTGGGCCTGTTAATTTGCCGGAACTGAATTGGGGGCCTACTAATAACCAGTTACTTCCAGAAAAGACATATAACTGTGCGGTTGTAGTATCAACCCATAAATCACCAGCATTACTATTGGCAGCTGCTGGCACGGTACCAGCTTTTTTAATTGAACCCGCTGCTGTCCATATAGTTCCATCAAACACTTTTAATAAACTTACTCCGGTACTGTTATCATACCATAATTGGCCTTCTACAGGATTACTTGGCGCAGTGCTATTTGCAAAATTTTCTAATAAATGTAAAAAACTTTTTGCAATTTCAGGCGCATATCCAGCATAGTTTTTACCTACAAATGTTAAACTTGTTTGGGTATTAAGTGCCTGATCTTCAACTGTAATGCTTGGTTTGGCAGGATTAGTTGCATCAGTAAAGGTAACTTGATAAGTCATTTATTAAACTCCAACAAGGCCAGTTAAGCTCTGAATACGCACAGTATAGTCAATTTGAATAAGTCTGTTTAAACTTTTTTGCACTGGATGAAATACTACATGTGTTAATAACAAACTATTGCCAGTGCTACTAAAACTTTTTAATCCCAATTCATCAAACACAAATGTACCGTTAGTAGTAGTTGCATTATCAAACGCTAGTTGTCCTGAATTATTACCGTCGCCGTAATCTAACAAACAAGTAACAAATAAATCACTGTAATTAGTACCAGTTACATGCCTTACTTCAATATAATTTCTACTTGGGTCTAAATTATTGCTTGAATTTTGATTAACTACTTTAGAATATGTTTGGTTGTATAAACTTGCATTCAAACCTGAACTATTAGGAGTCAAATACGTAATAATCCCTGTTGGATCTATTGCTGTGCCGCCATTTCCAAAAGCCATTTCATAAACAAACCCATTGCCGCTGTCAGCAAGACTGTTAGCTAGGGCAACACTAATGTTTTCATAATGAATAGCATTACGTTTATTAATAAAGATTTCCCCAGATTCTGGGTTATAAATTTTAATATGCCCTTCTATGTGGATTCCAGTTGTTTCTTGACTCTGCATGGTTATCTCTCTTTATCGTGTATTTATTCGTTTATATAATGTGCTAGTTTATTGCACAGTAGAAATAGTATTTTCAGCGTACCAGATGCCCGGAGTTGCTTTTAAAAACTCAGCAATTTTGCTATTATCATATTGAATATTAGTAATACTATCCCAATCTGTTCCATTTCTCTTAATAACAGTGATACGAGTTCCAAATAATAATTTATGTGTTAATCGGATAGCGGACGACACACCATCAACTGAAAAATCTGCATCTAATTTAATATCTCCAAGCGGACTATTTGGTGCTTGGTTTTCGTTATGCATACTGTATGGGGCTTTCTTTAATCTGATATTCCCAATAAAGAATGTCCAGTTTGTAATATCATTTTTAAAATTGCTTGTACTAGTATGTTCAGTTATACATCTGTATGTATAACTGCCCAACGTTACTATTATACCTGGAAGATACGTTACATTTGGTAACCAATCTACACTAGTGTCATAGCCTCCAACAAACACTTCAATTTCATCACATTGTCCGTAGCCTACAGGAATTGTAGTATCGTATAATTTCCAATAAGTTGTATTTGTTGGCAATATTGTTATTGTAGTATCAAATACGTAAGATTTTATATTTACATAATATAAATTATTATAAATTACAACATCATTTGTGTTATAACTCAAAGAAATACTATAGTTTCCAGTTAATGTAAATCCAAAATCAGTAAACCACTGTTCAACACCAGCTGTGGCAGGGATAAAATTCAACGGAATAATAATACTTTCTCCGTCAGATATTACTTGCTCAACTATCGAAGAATCAACATACGGAATAGATTCTGTTGTACCTATTTCTTGTACATATGTTCCAGCTTTGTGTACGAGAGGAACTCCTGTTCCTAAAGTACCTCGACGTATTTTACTTAATACATTACCATTTATTTCATAAAACTCTATACGTTCTCCTCGAATTTCAATAATACCTGGTTTATTTTTAATAAAATTTGGTTTATCAAAATTTTCTGCATTTTCAACTTCAATAAATTTATCATCAAATTTTAAATCTGTTGTTAATACAGTTTGTTTATTCAGGCTTAATCTTTTATAGTGTACTCGATTTAACATATCTTTAAATTGCATATACGAAATACCAGTTGTTAGTATATTACTACCAAATGTTATTAATGTAATTTTATCATCAATAGGAGGGTTAACAGTAAGTTGTATACTTGTACGACCTTCGTTTAATTTATAATCTACACTAGGAACAAGAATAGTTTCATTTTGTATAACCCATATGTAGCTATCATTAATAACAGAACGATCTAGTGCTAATGTTCCATTAGTAATGCCTTTATAAGAATAATACTCAATAGAATCAGGAGTTAGTGCAAGATTAGAAGATACAGTTAACATTGTTCTTTCAATATCCAAAATATCATGTTTATAAGAACTGATAACTTCTATTACATCTAAATTAGAATATGATTCAGCAAATGTAATTTTATTTGTAATAGGATCATATGAATAACTTTGATCTGTAGTAACACTTACCACTAACGTTTGTTTTGCATATTGAGAATAAATTAATTTATTAATTTTAACAGTTATACCTCCGAGATCAATTGTATAATCTGACCCAAGATTTAATTTTGTATCACCTACATAAACAAAAATATTACTAATTGCCGTTGAATATGGAATTACTTTAGTTGGGTCGACTGTATAATTTAATCGATTATTTGAAATTGTAAAGTAACTGTTAATTGGGCCAGGAATAATAGTATTATTAACACGGACTAGCATATTTGACTCGTTAGGCAGTGCGTTGCCAATATTATACGCTAAAGAATATGTATAGGATCCGTTAGTAACTATTTTTTCAGTTTTTGTTACTGCAAAAGATTGTTGAGTACCAGCAACAATAATGAAGCTCAATAATGCTCCAGCTTCTGGAGCAACACCAAATCTCATAGCTACACGATTAATACTATTGTAAGAACTATCAGTTTTAAATACATCAGGAGTAACTGGAATACCATCAATATAAATTAACGCATTTATAGAAGTTACCCAAGGTGCTCTGGTAATAAATTCTTGTGTCACACCGTCGCCTACAAAATAATCAATATCTAATATGTTACTTCCGTTAAATCCAATAATATATACTGTTATTATTGTTTCAGCGGTAGGTGCAACATTAAAAATAATTTGTTTATTTCTATAGTCAACAGTATAATCAGTTCCGCTAGTTTGTAAATCTAAACCGGCACGTACAATTACCGCTTCAGCAGTATTTGGTTGAAGAGATAACTTAAACGATGTAGTTATACCATCTGCAATAAAATTGTCTACTTGTATGTTGGCTGCGCCAGCTGGAGGTTGGTCGTACACTTTGATAGCAACCGCGTCAACTACTTGTCCTGGTACTACTTCTTCAGGAGCTGGGCTAGTTGTTGGAGAAATTAAATCATCTCCGTCTAAAATAATATCATCTGGTAATATGCCGGTTGCGGAAGTAAAAATGCCTGTACTATAATTGCCCAGGAATTCGCCGCCGCTTAATGCAGTATCATAATCAGTATCTTGCGACTTAATTGAACCGTCGCTTGTGCTTTTACGCAAAATAATAATATCATTATCGTTAACTACATAATCAACTGGTATACTGACAGTTTGTGTAATATCACCAGTATAAACAGGAGTAGTTACTACTGCCGTAGAATTTATTTGTTGTGGGGTTCCGTAATGCGGATCGTCTATCCTGATTGGATCAAAATTTCCAGTAATTTTTATTATACTGCCAACAACAGCTGGTTCTTTTAATGTAATAATACCAGCTGTGTAAATATTAGCAGTAGTTGGTATTACTAAATTTCGGCTAAATTCCAATACTGTTCCAGGTAATAGTGTTTCATATATGATTTGATCAAGGACTACACCAATATTTGTGATTTCTTTTACAACTGTTCCGTATCCAAACGCAGCCACTGATGAAGTTCTAATAGTATCTCCAACAAATATCCCAACAGTTGATAGTAGTTGCACAATATTGCCACCACGGATACTGTGAGTAAAATGTAATGTACCATTTGGTTCACTATCAGCAGGAGCACTGATAGTTAAAGTTGTTCCGTTTACGTTTCTTACTACTGTCTGGCCTGATGTAAATCCAGTTCCTACAATAATCATCCCAGCTTCAATACTAGTAGTATCCGCTACTTTAAGTGTTGTAGTAGAATAGTTTGTAGAAGCATCGTAGTTAGAATCAACTCCTCCCGATGTAGTAGGATACACAACAGAAACTTCTGGATTATTTTTGTATATGCTAAAAGAATAAGACAACTGATCTAGTACTGCTTCGTGAGTTTCTATATTATGGATTATATGATAGATATTAATTTCGGATCCAATTGGCCATGTTGTGGGTAAAGAATCTGCTGCATTTGATGGGAAAGTATGTGTTCCTGCACTAACTGTAATAATATAATCGTCAAATTCTGCATCAACTGAATCCCATTTATCTGTAAAATACGGCAGCACGCCCCAGCCTGTGCTTATTTCAAAGCCAAGACCAGTGACAACAACGCCGCCATAATCTATTCCAGTCATTAACTGACTTAAATCATTTCCAATATTGCCTTCTTGAGGATTATAAAAATAATTAATACGATCGGCAGCATTCAACAAAGATGTATTTTTCTTATAAGTTACAGAGATGTTACCGGTTGGTGCAGAATCAAAAGTAATTAATCCAGAATATTTTGTACTGTTGCCTGTCTTGGTAGACACAACTGATAACTTATAGGAATCTCGCAGAGCTGCTACTCCTGAAACAGTAACAGTCGATGACCCAATTGTGTTATCAGGCGCCCATGTTAAAGGAAATTGTAGACGAGAACCGTTAGGACTAAACGATTCAGTTTCTTCCAAATGTGTTACATAGTAAGAATGAGTTATTCTGTCAAATTTTATTTGGATTAAATTTGATCTCGGTAAGCCTTTACCTATAACTGCAATCACTTGGGCTGGAGTTCCAGTTGCAAGTATTCCGCCATCAATAACAATTGTAGGTGCTGACAAATATCCGCTACCAGGATTTAGTAAAACAATACGATTGATTATTCCATTAGAGAAAAATGCTCTAGCAGTGGCTCCGGATCCAGAATCGCTTACAATACGAACAACCGGTTCGGTGATATATCCGGAACCGCCGTTGATAATTTTTAATTGGGTAATAACAAATCCTAAATTATCAACCCAATTTTTCCAAGGATAAGAATTGAAGGCAGAATCAAGTGTTACTAACGATCCGTGATTTACATATGCATCCATTGTTACTATTTTATTATCTCTATAACGTGGAGGTAAATCAAAATCTGATATTAAAGTACTACTTAAATCTGTATTTTGATAAGAACTTACATATTCTCTAATTTTTGTTTTGTAAGGTTTAACTTCAGCAATGTATTCTTGATAATCAGATAAATTATCATTTTTGTAAGTGACCGGCTGATTTAACAATCCTACATTATGTCGAGCTTTAATAAAACTTGATTTAAAAATCCAATCAAGATAAATTTGTTCACTGAGTGCATAGCGAACAGTTGTGAAGAATAAATTTAAATAAGTTGCTTTTAATTCGTCTATTAAAATGTTGTCTTTTAGTGCATTTAAAATAATACGCAATTCAGTAGTAGGTGCATTATCAAATACTGCGCCATCGTATGTTGAACCATCATACCCTTCATCAGTACTAACAGATTCGTAAATAGATGAATTAAACTGTATAGTTCCGTTTCCTATTCCAACAATATTATAAGATCTGGTATAATCAAACAAATCATTATTAGCATATTTCTCTATAACCAACCAATTACCAGAACTTGGATTGCGTACTTTAACTAGCTGACCTATTTCTACAGTTATAGAACTTAATTCTGCTAGTGTGTCAACTGCATGATCAACTGCTGTAAATTGATTATACCCTGTGGCAAACCAATCAACATACGACCAGTATTTTTGTGTGTTGTAAGTTTGAGATTGTAATCTAGACCATACCTTTTCAGTTGGTTCGTAACTATATAGTGCCCACGTTCCTTGAGCTTGACTGTCACTGTATACTAATACAGAATAATCTCGAACAGTTGCAATAGTATTATTATCATATCCTTCGCCAGCTGATAATACTGTTACACCAGTTATTTGTCCAACAGAATTAATTATAGCACGTACTTTGGCGCCAATGCCTGAACCAATAATGTTTATATAAGGTGCTTGCAAATAACCACGTCCGGCAAATTGAATATCTAAACCCGTTATCTTACCATCAACTATTATAAGATTTCCAAATACTGGTCGTTTATAACCGCCAGCATTTACAAATCTCAATTCAGCATCAGTATTTTCTATGCTGTCATAAAGACCCGTGATTAAACTTGGCGGAGTATCGTAAAGTTTTAATTTAGATATGTCTCGAGTAGTAACAATTTGTTCTTGTTTTAATGTTAAATTGACTTGTTCAATAAATTGTTTTAGTGCTTCAAATCGATTAACAAACATACTTTGTCGAGGACGATTTTCAATACCGTATCGCAATTTAGGAGGTAACGATATATCTGGGACTTCTCTACCAGCTAAATCTTTTCCGCATAAGCTATCAAACCATTTTAATTCAACGCTACCAGGTAAAACTGTATTGGCATCATTATTAATAATTTTCCACTGGCTGTGTACGTTGATATCATTTTTATCAATAGTCCAATATTCAACAGACAATACAACTTCTGTATCTTTCAAATATTGCTTTGCATTAACTAGACTAAACGAGTTAGTTCCTGTTAGTGCTAGATAAGCATACCCTTGGCCTCTTGGATTTTCTATTAGGCTTGCGACGGCTTGTGCAGATAAGTATCGACCAGATACATTAGGAATAGTTTTTTTATTTTTAACCCAGTAATAATACGTATTTTTAAATGACTGACTAATAGAATCATAACGTTGTCTTAATGCGTATACACCATTTCCGTATAGTGATGTTCCACTGATCCCAGCGGCAATACCTGCTTCAGTATCGGCTATTTTATTCCATGCATCAGGAAGAAGTGTAGTTTCGACCCATTCATAGATATCAACACTTGCACCCGTTGCCAAAGTATTCCATGTATTGGTTCTATACATTACATCCGAATCATAACTATTAATAAATTTAGCGGTCCTCAAATCCCACCATAGTCTACCAACTTGTGATTTGTTCCACGGAGAGTCTGCATCAACATTGACATTTTCTGTTCCTACTGAATAAATTGCAGGATCATAAAATGATTGATATTTGATTTCTTCAGCAGCCGGGCCAGCTGGTCTTCCTTGTGCAACATCAATTATGTCAAGATAAGTTATTAATTTACCTGATACTCGATTATATAAAAAGGCTTTTCTAATTTTATTCACATCAGGTTTAGCAACTTCTTGATATTTGATTGACCAGCTACTAGTCGACGGTGGTTTTAAATAGTCTAAAACTTTTCCTGAAACTAAATTACGATCCAATGCATAAGGTGCACCTACTACAACCCTGTCATTACCTACCGCAAATCCAATACCATATCCATCACGAGCAGTTAATGTATTATTAAGAGTTTCGCTGTATACCCATTTGCTTGAATATCTATCATAGATATCAATGCGGCCGCTATCCACATTAGTAGAGACAAATCGTGTAGAATCCTTGTCAAATGTAGTAGCGTATTCATTTCTACCCGATATCGGGTCTTTTACATATGACGATGTTAGTATATTGTTGTTCTCATCTAAATATGAAAAAGTTGGCAATGTAGTTGCATACTGATCCAACGATGTTTTTATAACAGTATCTTCGTATGAACTATACACAACAAGTGTGTTACTACCGTTCATAAATGCAACTCTGCTACCAAAGTATCCAGATTCTTCTGCTTTGTGATTTACTAATTCTTGATAAGATACATATCCAGATGTTGTCTTTTTATATACAGTAACATTACCTTGAAATTGTTTATTGCCAGATGCCAGACTATCACCTACAGCAAGATAAGATGCATCGGTTGATAGTGCAATTGTTTTGCCGAAACTTGTAGTAGTACCTTGCAATGTTTGTTGTGTTGGAATTGTTCCAGGATTAGTAATAATAATAATTTTTCCGTTAGTTACTCCGTTATTTGATACTATTACTAAAGTATTATTATCAGAACTAATAGCTAAAGGACTTCCTAAATTGGCGCCAGCAGCAGGGCCTTCGTATGTTTCTTCTTTATCGTATCCCCAGCCAGTAAATGAAAAACTAATTTTTCCGCTCGGAGTACTATCAGCAGGAGCACTAATAGTTAAAGTAGTTCCATTCAATACTTCTAACACAGTTTGTCCGCTCGTAAATCCTTCGCCGCTAATAGTCATACCTGGTAAAATGCCAACAGTTGGATTAAAAGGAGACGGGACAGCTAATGTTGGAATATCTTTTGATAATGCAAGAGTAGTAGATGAGCTACCAACTGGATTATAATATGCAGTTTTGTAAACTGTTGTAGTATATTTCAGTTTATAAACTTTTCCTGCATTATTATTATAACCAGATGCAGTAACATATAATACGTTATCACCAAATACTAAATTAGAACCAAAGTGTTCATAGTTAGCAGGACTTGGACTAACAATAGAATGTACTATTGTGAATATATTATTTGAATCTTTTTTGTATAGTGAAATTACACCTTGTTCAACTAGACCGCTATCTTGTCCCGGAATAAGAGTCACTGGAACATACAGTAATTTTTTCCAAATACTACCATCACTAAATGTAGTAGACGGAGTAGATGTAAGAGCTTGATAATAGTAAGTATCTTCAGAATTATATACAATATCTCCCAGTACGTAAGGACTTGTTGATGTAATACGTGTATATACATTGCTGGCTAATTTAGATCCAGTTGCTAACCATTTACCATCAGGAGAAATAGCAGTTACAGTGGCAATATTTTTAGGCAAGTTACCTGCTGGGCCATCTATTGTTCCAGTATTAGGAGCACTTGAAATATAAGGACGCTGTATGTTTTGTCGTTGTAGCCATGGCGATTTATAACCAGCCTTATCCCAAGTTTGCAATTCTCCTAAATTTGTAGAAATTGCAACTAGTGTACCTTGTTGATTAGATGCAATATAGCGGCCATAATTTAATAAATTTGCAGGACTTGAATTTGTTAATTCAGTTGTTTCATAAATTGGTGTGTATTCCCACGATGCCCACTTGCCGGTCCCAGTGTTGTCGGTCCATATTTGTTCGCCTAATTCTAAATTAGAAGTAATAGATTGATCAATATCATCAATTGATGATAATCGACGACTGATCAATACATTTACATTTATTTTAAGTACTAACGATGGAACAACTTGTTGGCTCCATCCCTTGATAGTGGTTGAAATAGTAAATTTATTTTGAGATACCGATGTAATCTTATAGAATCCGTTCAGCAAAGTGACTTGAGATAGACCAATATATTCGCCAACTTTTAATGTCAGTAATTCAGTTGTAGTTATTGTTAGTGTTGTAGATGCAGAATCATACTGGAGATCGTTTACGCTAATATTAGAATTAGTAAATTGATAAACATTCCAATCATTTTTTTCAAAAGTTACCCATATATAACATTTATTAGTAAATGTCGTAATATCGTAAGATGTTATATCATTAATATTTTTTAAAATTAAAAATACTTCTGCAGATCTTACATATCCAGAACTTCTTAAAAATGGTCGATAATTGCTAATCACCGGCCATGGGTTATTATTATAACCCATAGGTTTTAAATATACTTGATTTGTATTTTGCCTTATAATAAAGTCAGTAAAATTATTTGTTGTATCTGATAATTCATAACCCTGTGGGTTGTTTTTAACTAATGATTCATCTAAAATAAATTCTACATTATCAAACGCAGAACTTGCTCCGTATTGCCCTGCACGAAGTGCCCATTCTTCGTAGAATGTTAAACTATCTTGTCCTTCTGCGCTTAATACATCAAACAATTTATTAAGACTGTTTTGCGTGCCTTTTTCAATTATCATTCCTTGGTAAAATTTAAATTCACTGACATCGTTTTGAATAATATTTTCAAGGTACTGTCGTTTTTGATAACCAATTAAATGTTGCGCCATTTTTTGCTGACCGGCATCAAAATTATCACTGTCAAGGCTGTAAAAATCTTCAAATTGTGCCGCTTTGTAAGACCAATTAGGCAGAAGTTGTGTAGACGGCTTTTTATCAAGTTTAATCCAATCTTTATCTACAAATGTTTGCGAGCCCACTAAAAATTTACTTGCGGTATAGAAGAATTGCTTATACTTAACAATATCTCCTAAATCGTAATCTTGCCAAGGTATCCAGTTCTGAATATTTGCAACGTCAAGAATAAATCCTGGTATGTCAAGACCTCCGTACCATTCGTTACTAACGTATCCAGAAACTTTAATTCTATCTTGTTTATAACCAGTTGATGGACTGTAGATAGTATCATTAAACATTGTTGAATTATCTAACAACACAACATGCTCATGTTGTATTAGATAAAAACTTGCACCGTATATACCGTCACTAGTACGAGAACTATAACTTACTGCATTATCTTCTCTATAAGAATTAATAAGAATTGCTTCTAACGGAGTCCCATCAGCTTTAAAAATTTCATAGCCATTAAATGGATTTCTAATGTCATCAATAACACATAAGTTTGCATTAAATATTATCTTGTCTGCTGCTGGACTGAGACTAATTACTGGGCTGCCTACGCTACTTAATCCGTCAAGTTTAACAAACGATTCTTCATTAAATATTGGATTGGCTTCTACTTTTTTAAGGGCTTGGTAATAATCGCCATTATACTTAACAACATTGCCGTACTCAATTGCATCCATTGGATTCCATTCCGTCCAGTGCTCTTGGCCAGTAGCCCAATTTTGTGTAGTCCAGAATAAAAATTCTTTAGCTGATGTTTCCCAGTTAGTAACTGCATTTAAAGTTGTATTAAAATCATCAAATATAAATCCTTGATCTTTTAACCATTCTCCGTACCCTGTTAGAAAATCAACAACTTCTTGAGTAGATCTGAATCTAGTTCCATATGGGATAGTAATTGCAAATTCCTTGTCCCATGTTTTTCGCAATGTAGCGTCACGTCCTCCAATAATAGGCAACGATGGTAGTAATTTAAAATTATTAGCATTAAAACTACCAGCTGATAGATGAGATATAGTTGTTCTATAAAATTTATTTGCAAATTTAACTACTTTTCCTGCAACATAATTTTGATTAGAATCCCAATTAGTAAAACTTTCTGATATGCCGCCTACATTTATTGTTATTCCAGATTGTAAAAAATTATATGTTTTAAAATATGGTTGTGTTTTGCTGTAACCTTTTACTTCATATTCAGTGTTAGATATTTTAGTTATAATAACTCCGCTATAAGTAATTTTACGAACAGGGCTAGAAATATTTAAAATAGTAGTATAATTTTCTGGAGGGACAAATACATTACCTGCCGATAACGGAGTTTTTGAATCTAATAATAAATTAAATTTTTCTTTACTTGTAAATGCACCGACACGATAACTTAATTGTGTTTTGATATTCAATAAATCATATTGGTAATCGGCGTAAGATTTTAAATTATCACTTAAAATATAATTTGCAATATAATTTATAATACCTGAAGTTTGTGTTCGTGTTGTACTTGAATAGATACTAGGAAATGTAATATCAGCTGGTGTAACACGAAGTCCAGTATCTTTATAAACCATCTGTCCAGTAAGATTTCTTACAATCCTAGATCTATCAAGTAGTATGCCAAATGTCTTTGATGGAGTTAATAGCATTGAAGTTAATATGACACTAAATGCATAATGGCTACTACGTCTCCATGTAGATTCAACAGGGCTTATATCTCCAAATATAAAACCGTCAGTAGGTCTAGAAGTTAACGGACTACTAGATAATCCTGAAGCAAGCGGGCTAATAAGGTTTCCAAATTCGTCAACCGGAATGTGCTTCATCAAGAAAGGTTTTGCATACTTTTTTATATAAGTTGCAGGCAGACCGGGCCGGCGAACTGCGCCATCTGCAATATCTTGCCACATTACACGGTTGTCGCTAGTGTATGGCGCTGGGCCGTATACTTCTTGCCACCATAATGGTTCAATAGTAAAACCAAGCATCTCCCACGGACACAACTGCGGGCGTTCTGTATCTAAAATCCAATAGTATATGCCTCTCCAATATCCTGGAAGATTGCGGGCGTCGGGGGCAGTGTGCCCTGTATAGTTAAATGTAAAAGAATCGTCTTTATTGTAACCAATAGGTTTTGTAAAATCTTTGTCAATTAAACTTGACCATTTATAAAAATTTGGGCCAAGGACTTCGTTAAATTCAGTTAAACTATAGTCTGTTGTCCTGTTATAGCTAGGAATAACATCTGCAATATCAAATATAGTAGTGTCGTAAGAAATTTTTATATTATTAAAAATACGTTTTTCTAACTCTAATATTATATCATCTCTGTAATCATTATAAGCTAGTATCTGACTACCGTCATGTCCTTGTATCATCATACGAGGTGTTCGGAGACTAGTATCAAGATATAGTTTAGGTTCGTATTTTGGCCACATGCCTAATTTAGTAGGAGTTTCAGGGATAAAACTACCATCAGTGCTATCATATTCGTAAATTGAAACAATATCATTTTCTGATAAGTTAGCAGAAATATTTACAAACCCTTGACTATCAAATGTATAATCTTTTGCATATATTAGTTGTACACCGTTTAAATATACGCCAACTGCTTTATTAGATAATTCATCTAAATTAAATGAATTAGTAAGAGGGTAATATTTTACTCTGCTATCTATTACAGTAATATTATTTTTAATACTTGCACGATAGGGAACCATATCACTAAAATAATATGGAAAATTATTAGGTTTATCTTTATTAATTTCGGCTAAAATTAAATTTACTTGCTCAATTGGAGTTACGTTGGCACCAAGAGAGGTGGCAGTCAAAATAAAATTACGTTTAAATTGATTATAGTTATCTCGTGCTTGTTCTATAGCACGAACAATATTGTTTGTACTTGATGTAATATGGTATAGGCTTAAACTTGCCGGGCCGCTATGTTGTACAAATTTAGTCCCGTATTGTGTAACATTACCGAGATCTCTTAAATTACTAGCGCCTGGAAACACTCCAGTAAATGTCGAATTATCAAAGTTATCAATGATACTATCAACGTGATCAATAACTTCCCCCAATGTAAAATCTGCAATGTCACTATTAAGAGGATTATTTTTCAAATTTACTGGAATTTCATAAAACCCGTTGGAATTGATTGGCTGTGTAGCAAACGCTCGAATAGTTAATACATCGGTGAGTAAGATATCTGTATTAAGAATAATATTTTTATAGTCTGATTTAGTAATTAGACTCCAATGATCACTAGTTAGTCGTTTGCCGTTGATGTACACTCGAACAATTAAATCTTCAAGGTTTGATACATTATCAAATATATCAATATCAAAATTATTTGTTTTATTAGAATTTTTATAAATCCTTATTGCAGCTTGTGTAGTTGGCGTTGTTGCAATTTGCCACCCATTAACAAAATTCTTATTTCCATTATTATCAGTTTTAACAAGATACCCTGTTTTAACAGATTTATTAATGATAGTAATAATATCTTTATATTGGAATGAGTCGGCCGCAAGATTGAAATTAAAAACAATATCTCCAATGTTTGCAATATTTTTATAAGATAAGGCAAATCCTAAATTTGTATCTGGTGTTCCGCTTCCAATTTTATAAGAAAATAATTTTGTACCTAAAAAAGTAGTTCCGTCGTATATAGTTTTGTCGCCAAAACTTTGATTTAAATCATCAACAATATCAAATAATGGTGATTGATTAACAGTAGTTTTTTGTTGAGTGGGCAACCAAGTTGTACCGTTATACCAATACATTAATCCTTTATTTGCAGTTCCTTGTTTGACTAGCACAACATCATTAAGTACAGGTTCAGCGACTTTAACTAATCGAATTTGTCTACTACCTGCATTTAAATGTAATACATCAATAAATTCTACTCTATACAAATTATTTTTTACTAAACGATCAGTGTCGGCCAGGAATAAAATTAACTGACCTTCAGCAAGGTTAACATTGTCAACATTATATCCAAGTTTGCCTTCGATAATAGAAAATGCATCAGTTGTAAACGAATCAATTAAATCAATGTCTGGAATTGCAGTAGTACCAAAGTTAAACAGTTTTAAGTTAGCTTCAAATTCAATAACAGGTCTTACAGCACGAAGTGTTTGATCCAAACCAACTGTTGAATTATTATATTTTGCACTAGTTTCTATAACATCTTTATGAAACCATCGATTGTATCTTGACCAAGGATTATGATCCAGGCTTGCACGATTAATAACAATGTAATCAAGCGTTTTGGCAAAACCAGTTGAGTCGCCAAAACCGTCACTATCAAATGGTGTGGTGTCAAATTTTAATACTGTAGACTGAGAATATACACTAGAAACTTCTAATATAGATTTATTAATTAATTGTATAGAATTACCTACACCTTCAACATAATACTCGCCTATTGCGTAAGTAGCAGGGCTTACGTTGCCGCCGAATGATACTTTCATCCCGTTGCTTAATTTTGTCCCGTTGCTTAAAGTATAAAATTTCTTTCCAATAATATCGGCTTCAACATCTATAAATGAATTTTCATCAACGTCGTATATTTGAAATACACCTCCTAGATTTAAATCTGTTTCACTTTGGTAATATAATACATTAGGAGAGTTTACAGGAATTTTAAAAGTCAAAACTCCTGTTTCAATTGAGTTATTTGTAACTCCGTTTGTATAGATATCAGCCGCATTAGTAGTCCTTGCGGTTTTAATACTAAATGGATTGCCAGTGCTATTGATTTCAAATTTGTAAGTCTGGCCTCGGTATAACTTAATAACTGGATTAGCTGTTAACCCGTCAGGAGTAAACACATACTGATTATTAGCACCTTCAGTTTGAAATGTTATAGAGTAAGAACTAATAGAATTACTTTGTTGTCCGTATATTTTAATAGTTTCAGGTCCGTAAGGTAACCAATAATAGTTTTGAAAGTTAACAAACTTATCCCAATCAATGTGCGGATCCCAACTATAAAATTCTTGTTTATTTAAACGTGCATGATTAGTAGTGTTGGCTCCAAATACACCCAACTGATTAATATAATCTATATAATCTTTAAAAAATATATTATTTCCTAAAGAGTCGTTTACTGTAAAACTAGGTTCTAATTGATAATTTTGTCTATTTGCATCTGCTGCCTCTACAAAAATATCAGTTCCAGTCGTAGCTTTTGCATATTGACGACCAATATATCCGTTAACTTTTTTAACAGTACCTGGTTGTACTAACTGATCAATAGTAGCTTGAAGGAATCTCTTATTAGCATCAGTTTTATAGAAATTTGGGAGAAAATTTACTCCGATACCTTTTTTAGATCCTGCAGGGTTAATACTATCAGCCATTCGATGCTCCGTAGTTTGAACTGGTTATGTTTTGTGTATAAATTGAGTCTAATGCTGCTCCGGTAACCGATTTGATATTCCCTGACGTTATTCCTGAAATGATTTCAATATCAGCTACAGTTGCACCATTAATAAAAATTTGATCGCTTGGACATTTTATTTCAAATAAACTTCCAAAATATGATCCGGCTTGACGGGGAACAATAATGAAATTTGTAATATCGGGAGCAAGTTGATTCATCACATAAGTGGATAATTCTGTAAAATAAAATATATCTCCAAAATTCCAATTGTCTAAAGTGAAAAATTGATTTATTGCAGTAATTGCCCTAGACTTAATATCATTATCAGATACAACTGAATTTGTATTTTTAGTTATTTTAAAACTAGCTTGCACATCTGACGTTGCTGTACTGCCAAATAAAATTTTATAATTTACAGGATGATATACAATTTCATCACTAATGGATTTAATTAATCCTAGCGTTGGGCCTATTGTATTATACAATTCAGAAGAACTTGGTGGCAACGGTTGTGTTGTGGCGGCGCCATCGATCCATTGTCTAAATTGTGTATCATATGCTTTAGTTAATACATAAATGTCAATAATATTACTTGCTCCAGGATCAATCCTTGATTCGTAATCGGCACTATGTGTGTATTGAAATTTTAATTTGTCTCTACCTGGATAAACTTTATAATCAAGAGTTGGTTGAGCAATACCAAGTTTAGCATTGTAAACTTTTACAACTCCGGTATCCGCAAAATAAAAATATTGACCGTCTGAATATCCGGCAAATGATCTAGGTTGTGAACTTAAAATCATTACTTTGTCATCGTCATTATTAACATATCGATAATCTTCTTGGCCAGATGATATTTCATATTTTTCTTGCACAATGTAAAAAGTAAAGTCTACACCGTTTGCAGAAACAATATCTAAAAACATTTGCGGATTATCAACTACTCCGTTATTGTCGCTATCTTGGAAAGATACTACTAATTTTTTGTTATCAATATATCCGTCCATTCCGCTATATGACGCAATAACATCCCAAGACAAATCTGCTGTGAACGGTACTATACTTGAAGGTTTAGTATTAATACTTAAAATATTAATTTTATCACCAACTATAGAATTAGAAGTATTGTCGTAAATTCGAATATTATCATCAAAATAAAATCTAGTTTCTTTATCGCTTTCAAATACGTATCTTAACAATCGAGTAGTTATAGTATAAAACTCATTGTCAGTAGTAAACATCAATATCCAACTTGAATCTTGATTTGTATTGGAATTATTACCCTGTTTGCTTAAACTAAATGCACTAGTCTGATTTAAATTACTTTCAAACACCAATTGCCAAGATTGTACAACAGTATTATATCTCAAACCAAACGGTCTGTTAGAATAAATTAAATCAATCATTGTTGCAATTACTGATGTACTTAATGATGTAGATAATTTAGGAATAATCTGTATAATTTTTGCATTGGATGGAATAATCTGATTTAAAGTTATCGGGCCGTCGGTTTGAGACAAATCAGTTCCGGCGCTGTTTACTGATATAACTTCAGCCCAAATATATGATAATGCACCAGGTTTGTCTGAGGTAGTGTAACCTGTAGGAATCGATACTAATGTATTTCCATTAGTTGAATCAAAATATTTTCCAGTTGGTGGTGCAAATTTAATTAATGCGCCAGGTGTTAAATATTTTAAATCGGTAGAAGTATACGACCCTACAGCATAAGAAACATTATTGTCAGTGAGATCACCAATATAACCTGTAGAAGAATTGCTGTCTACTGTTTGTCTATACCATGCAATTGGAAGGCTTGCAGATAAAAAAGTAACATTATTAGAGTAATAAAAATTTCTTAAATCTGATTTTTTAATAATATCATATACTGTATTTCTTATAACTCCTTCAATATCAGTTTTAGTTGCGTAATTAAATTTTGTATATTGTACATAAGAATCTTGATATATTACCCCATCGTTAGCATATAAATTAGTTGAACTATATTTTCCTGTTGGATCTTTAAGATCAAAATAACGACTGATTCCACTAGCGGTCCTATTAACTGCTTTAATTTTTGCGGCCTGTTGCGTAACTGACAACGGACTAATATTATAATCTTCAGCAGTAATCATTCTATTTTGTGTATAGTATGTTGCTGGTGCATTTGCTTTAATAGACGCATTAGTTTCAGAAATATCTGAATTAGAAATAGAAGTAGGAAGGTTTAATGAAATTAATAATGTTTCAGTTCGTCCTTTTTTTGATGTGTAAGGGATTGAAATAGAAATATTTCTAATATCAGCAGGATTAATAACATAGCTAATCCCATTACTAGTTCTATAGTAAGTTCTAAAAGTTCCAAGAGGTAAATTGCCAAAAGTGCCATCACTGAATGCCAAACTAACAGAATCATTTGCTCGTGTAATCACAGCATATATATTTCTAATACTTTTATTAAGGCTATTATAAATTACATTGTTGCCTTCAAGGCTTGGAATTTTTGTCCATAGTTCAGATTCAGATCCAGATTCGTTTAATCGATATAGCCAAACATCGTTATTATTAATATTAGTAGTTGCTAGATCAACAGACTCTGTTGAACTTGGTTGAGTAATTGTAAAAGAACCTGCATTTAATGTTCCTTGTGTGAAGTTAAAAAAGAATCCAGTACCTGGGCTACTTGCACCGTGTCCGTCTTCCTTGTAGATGAAGGCCGGGTGATTTCCAATTTTTGGGGCTTCTTCGTAGATATAATCTTCGCCACTAAAAGTAGTACTAGTAATTTCAAAATTCATGTTGCGGCCAGCAACAGATTTAGAAAAACTATAAATTGGAATATCTGTGTTAGCACCTTGAAAACGGTATTGGCTAGTTGGTATTCCGTATATTGTTGCCTTGTCACTAGGATTTCCAAACTGCTGATTAGAACTCATAGCTGCATTTAGTATTTTAATAAACTGATCGTACCAACTTGGGTTAGAAGGGTCGTTCCATGTAATAACTTGTTCTGCTAAATTTCTGCCGTTAGCATCAACAACAGTTTCAGTAGTACGAATAGTATTAAATTTCAAAAGTCCTTGTGCTGGAATATTACGTTTAGCATTATAACTTACTAAACGAGCTAGCCTTAAGACACTTTCTCTACGCTCCGCTAACTCTAAAAAGTTTTCACGAGCATTTAAATCAACGCGGAAAGCTATGCTTTGGCCCAAGAATGCAATAAGATCCACCAGGGCAAGGTATTCGCTAGACTCAATGTAATCGTTAAAATCTTCAGGATAGTTTGTACGTAAGTATGTAATCATGGTCCTGCGGAGATTTTCAAAATCATAACTTTGAAAGTCTGCATTACGGAATGATTGGTAAATTTTCTTCCAATCTTCGCTGATTAATAAATTATTTTGTCTATCAGTTGAACTCATGATGTATCCTATCGTGTATTTATTTTATATCAATAAGTACGCAGTTTATTGTGCTAACAGGCCGTTTGCTTGATCAAATCTTAATTGTAAGCTCTGTTGGATGTTATACGCAAGAAAAGTCAGTGTGCATTGTATTTGTATACCTTGATCATATCCTGTTACTACAACATTTTCAGCTTTGATTCGAGGATCATAATTAATGATAGTATTAACATTTTTTAATATCACATCTTTTATTTCAGGTGTTAATGGTTCAAATAGTAAGTCCCATATTACTGTTCCAAATTCAGGTTGCATTAAACGTTCGCCCTGACGTGTGTAAAAATGATTAAAAAGATCTTGTTTAATTAGTTCAAAGTCGTATAAATTATAGTTTTCAGTATTAGTATTAACTGTACTAAATCCTTTATACATTTTTGGCCTGACAGTTTCTGTTTGATTAATAGCAGGCAATGTTATTTTTTTATATAAGTTAGCGTTTGAGCTCATTATGTTCCTGACTCCTCTTGTTCTTGTTCTGTTGCAGTAGGTGGCCTAACTGTAAATGTATCGTCAGGACCAGTCGAATATGTTTTCCATAAAGTTGGAGTAGGTAGCATTGTCTCGCTAAAATCGCTTTGATCATTTAGCTGTTCTCCGTCTGTATCTTCATACCTACCGTCAATATCTCTGTCCGTCTGATCAATTTTAACTTTGAGAGGGTCTACATTTTCGTGATACACATACGGTTCAGTTGTAATAACTCGTCGCATAATTGTGGGTGGAAGTTTAGTATCGTCATACTCCCCAGTCTCAATTGATAATTTATGAAGTTTTAATCGTTGCGGTAATTCTGCTTCTGAAGCTGAATCGGCATCTGCGGCAGACGATCCTCCAAAATTTCCAGAATTAAAATGAATTTGGCCGCCATCAATGTTAGTACCAGATGCTTTAACTTGGAAAGCAGATCCAGCGGTAATTGTATATCCACTGCCTGAACTAATAGTAACAGCATTGCCTATTGATCTATCTTCTGCTTCTCCAATTTTAGTTTTAAGGCTACCATCAAACTTTTTATCAACATTGCCTAACACATGTTGCAAATAATTAGTATCGTATAATTTGTTTACATCTTGCTTAACATGGTGTGTGTATGTAGTTTCGTATGTAATATCTACAGCTTCCTTAACTTGTATTTTTTGATTTCCATCAACAACTAAAATTTGATCTTTAATTACATGAGTGTGCTGTTCTCCTCTAACTTTTGTGTTAAAATTTCTTCCACATTCAATATTAATATCTCTATCTGCATAAAAATTTAAATCATTTTGTGTACGTATGCTAATACTATCTTCCGCATAGATATCAATTTTGCCATCACTAGTTAATTCAACCCAACTAGTACCCCGAGCATTAGTAATATAAATTAAATCTTCACTATTATGAAAAAGTATTTGGTGTCCAGTTCGTGTTCTAATTCTAACTAGTTCATTATGCGGAATGTTTACATCACCAGTTGTTTCTTTATTTTCTACAGAAGCATATTCAGGAGGGCCTTTACTTGCATTAGTTTTACGTAAAAATCTGTCGTCACCGTCGTCCATTACAAAAGTTGTGCCGCCTAGTCTACTTACAAATGCATTGTCAACTTTTTTTTCTTCGCTTCCAATACGACCAGTTTTAGCTCCTGGTTTTTTATCTACTGGGCCAGGTGTGCTGATTCCAAAAACCATACTAGGAACTTCTCTTCTAGCACTGCTAGATGTAATTCCTCTAATATCATCGAAAAGCAATCCTTGATGAGATAAAACATCAGTAAATGGGTGGCGCGGTTTTAATGCCTGAGAAGCATCAGGATTATCTGTACTTTGTATTTTTTTATTATATTCTGCTACAGGAACTCTGCCGTATTGATTTTTTGCATCAGGGTCCGCATCTTCAACAACTTTTTGAGTAGAAGCAAGGCCAGGAAGCATAAAGTTTGCTCCTTCATCTTGCACACACCCTATCCAATAACCTCTTCGAGTGTCGCCATCAATAAAAATTACAACCACCAGGCTACCAACATCGGGTGGAATCATCCACATACCGTAACTTTTTTGTGTGTTGTTGTACGTATCATCTTCTGTTCGGCCTGGTTCTCCGGCAGTATGATTAGAACTTGTTACGCCGTAAAAAGGACTCATATAACTTACTTGGTGTATCTCTGATTCAACTGTAAGATTACCAGAAGGTCTTAAAATTTCAACTTGTAGTATACCCATATAAGTTGTATCTAAATGCCCTACTATTTTAGCAAGAAACGGGCCGGGGCGTCCAAGTTCGTCATTTTTTGAACTATAATTATAATTATTTGAATTGTTTGACATGTTATTCCGTAGGATCTTTTATTGGAACAGGTGGTGGTTTTGAATTAGTTAGTACGCCGTTTCCGTCTGCACTAGTTGCACTAGTTGCACTAACTTCTTGGTACGGACGACGTTGTCCTGATAATGTTTGTGTAAATTGTCCTTTTTGGAATTTACAAACAACATTTGTAACATGATAAAGACCGCTCCATGAAATTAAAGGAGCACTTGCAGTTGTGGGTGCAAATTGATATAACCCAGTTCCTTGATTTATGTCAAGCGGTGTTCTAAAATTAACAAGTATATCAACTTCGCCATTTTGCCAATTTACTGATCCATCATCTAGTAAATTAGTACTATTTGTAGTTGACTGTCCTGTCCAGTTACCCATCCCGCTGTGTGCAATATAGTACGGATCTCCGATAATTTCCATATTTAATGTTGTCATTGAGCTAGTACTCGAACGGGTTACTGCATCATGAAAAATACGTGCGGCACGTACTGATGGAGTATCTGGGCCTGATCCGCCTTTTTGATCAGTGTTAGTTAATGTTTTTAAAAATCTTACTATACCTGGCATTACTCCAAGTTTTTGTTCAGGTGGATTGCCTGTACCGAGAGGAGCAACAATTTCTTTATTAGGATCGGTGGCTGCCACATCTCCAGATTGGTCAATTGTTACAGTATCCGCACCTTTATTAAGGAAATCGGCGGCCATTGCTGTGAAAAATCCATTTTCAAAATATATGTCAAAGTTTATAATATCAACATTTTTTCCAGTATAGATATAATCATATTGTTTAACTGTTTGTTTGGCAAGCTCATAAAAACCTGGGCCTTTTGTATTAACTGTAATCATCTTACTAGCGTGAACATCGTAAGGAACAACCCTATAAACATATACAAGAGGTTTGATTCCAGTTGTAGGTAAATTTGCATCCGATGATATAATAAATTTTTGACAATCAATTCTCCACCAACCTACAAACCCTTTGTCATCTGTTTTTCCATCAAGGGCTTTATTTGGAAATACACTTTTCAATATTACTTGATTGATAGCGTTTGGAATATCGTGAGATTGATTAAATTTAAAATCACTAACTTTAGGATCAGAAGTTAATTTACCTTTAAAGAAAGTATTTGATGTTTTGTCATATACATCAGTAGGAGATCCTACAGGCGGTGTTGATGCATTAGATTTATCAAAATTAAGTATTGCTAAACCAATTTCATTTACATCGTCTACATTTTGCTCATAACCGTTTTTTCCTTTAGTCACTCCGATAATTTTGTTAATCTGTTCTCTGGACGCAGTTGTTGCACCTTTATCTTCGGGTATAGCTGGAGTTTTTGATGCAAGAGTTTTTGGAAAAGTTATAATGTATTCGTCAGGAACAGTACCTGGGTTATTTGCTACCAGTAAAGCAGCACGTTTATTAAGTGCCACTTGTAGACTTTTTTCTCCAGTTTGAAGTAACTGCAAAACTGATGCTCCGGATATTGCTACATCGTTAGGGAATTTTGCGGCGGCATCAGAAAGTGTTGCCTGGCTAGTTGGCATAGCTTCTATATTATAAACGGCGCCAGTCTCTTTGACTCGCATGTTTATATTTGATATGTTAAAAGGAATTGCGCGGAAAGTTTTAGGAATAGATAAAATTTTTCCGTTTTCTGTATTTCCCCTAAACTCCATAGTCAACAACCACGGAGCGTCTCTCCAGTTTTTGTGTTCTTTTTTAGCAGCAAGATATTGCATTGCTATAGGAAACATGCCCATGCTAAAAGGTTCAGTAATTTGAAATTTTATATTAGTTACGTTCGAATTTAAATTATTCTCAAGTCCGATTTGTATATCAAGTTGTAAATTATCTATAAAAAAATCAAATTTCCCGTAAGGAGTTTCTACTCTATTATTAGGGTCAGCATTTGCAGATTTACAAATCAATTCAATTTTGCTACCAGCCATATATGTAGTATCAGGATTGTTTGCTTCTGCATCTGATAAACAACCAATTCCTAAAATATAATCATAGCTTGCATAATCAAACAACGGATTTTTTAATGGTAACTTAACATCAGTTAAAGTTTTAAGAAATTCGCCATTATTTTCAAGAAGACCAGTAACTTTATTAAGTACAGATGTCAATCCAGTTGCAGAGCCTAAAGAAGTTACCGCAGTTGTAATACTGTTTATTGCTGTAGTCGCTTGATCTAAAAATCCCATATTACAATCCTAGGGCTATTTTTAAACTACTATTTTTACAAATATATATTTTTTTACCGGGAACAAAATCAAATATAGGGTCTTGTAGTACATCAAGATTGCGCTGTATAAAAACCCACCATAACGAAGCATCTCCGTACAAATCGTATGCTAGTAAATCAGGACGATGTGTATATTGGCTTTCAATGGCATATAAAAAATCATCTGTTTCCGCACTAACAGGTCGAATTGTTAGTACATCTAAATAATTTTTAGTAGTAATAGTATTATACCACGGGCTAGTATTTTTGTAGTTAGCAGCCATAATTAAATATATCCAAAATTATTATTAAGGTAACCGCCAGTAACAAATCTATCAAGACTAAATTTACGAGCACTTGTTCTGCTATACATAGGTTGTAATGTTACACTAAATGTGCTTCTAGTAGGAACATGAGAAACTCCGCCGCTAGTGGTTCCACCAATTCCAAAACTACCCAACAATCCTGCAACTTGTCCTACACCCCCGGCAACTCCGCTAATAATAGACGTTGCTGATCCAACAGCGCCTCCAAATGCTCCGCCAAATGCTCCGCCAATTGTGTTGGCTAAACTACCAATTGCATCGGCTGTTCCTTCCAATCCTCCAGCGGCACTTCCAACAACATTGACTCCTATATAATCGCACTTGTCTTCTAAAGAAACATCCATTGCAGTAACTACTACTGGAACATTTTTAAAAACATAGTTTCCGTAACCATTTAAGAAAACAATTGGTGGCGGGTTTCCGGCTTTTGGATCATTTCCTGTAAACATTTTGGTTAAACTTCTTAAATAATGTACCATAGCAATCCAGTATAATCCTTCTGTAGGATCTGACACATACATTGGGGCTGTTATTTTAATTGCACCTGGATCACTATTCTTAAATGCTTGAAACGTATAGTTAGTATGTACTGTTTCAATTGGTGTATATTTTGCGCCGCTATGTATAGAAATTTTAGGAGTATATGGAAATATTAAACCGCCTGAATCTTTTAATGGCTTTAACACAGGGCTTGATTTGAAACTAGTCCAACTTGCTAAACTTAATCTAACCCTCCAATCATTGGCATGGGTATCTTCTGTGAAAGCACTGATGGCGCCCACTATGTCGCCAATTGCTTCACCAGCAGCTGGTAAATTTATACTTCGAATGGCACTGGCAAGGCCGCCTGGAGATGCAAGTCCTGCAGAAAAAGCAGAGCCTAAATTACTGGCAGCATTGAATCCGTTTGCACCTGCGCTAGCTAAATTGCCAAGATTTCCTAGCGAAGATGTTAATCCTGAACCTAAATCGAAACTCATAGTGTATCTCCTGATACTCTATTTATTTGACTTTAATAAGTGCGTAGTTTATAATGTAATTTACGAGGACTCATCTAATGACAGCAAAAGTTAATTACCTAAACAACAAGGATATGTTGTTGGAAATACACAGAAGTAAAA